ACCCGCTCGCAACCAACAGCGCAATCATGCGTAAGTCTGGGATACGGTGGCTCGCCAATCACTTCGAGCCAGAGGACGGATCGGGCGGTCACTTCGAGCGTACGAACGAGGGGATGGGCAAGTTCCTAATGCCTCTAACGAGAATGCTGAACGAGTTGCCTGACAGCAAGAATGTGTTTGGTCGATACTGGCAGAACGGGCCAACACAAATGGCTCAAGCCGCCATGAGTGCCGTAGGCTTTAGTCCTAATCGCCGAGCTTCTCAGCCCGCATCGCACATGAATATTGTGAGCGCCCTTCGCAATAGCGCCAAGGCGGGAACGCTCAACGCACAAGAGAGGGCGGTTTACGATCAAATCCGTTCTTACCTTGGCAGCGCAGTCGGGCGTATGCGCCAAGCTGGCATGGTAGTGGGTGACGTGGGCGAAGATTACTTCCCGCAGGTTTGGCGCAAAGACATGATCTTAGCCAATAGAGATGAGTTCGTTCGGCGCATGGCGGCGTATCTCAAAGTGGAGCAAGCATCCACGGGCGGTGCGCCTCACGCAACAGGCCGTGCGGAAGAGATTGCCGAGCGGATTGTTACTAAACTAACAGACGAAGACGGTGTGCTCTCCCAGACTTCGGCGCAACTAAAGGCAGTAGGATCAGACGACCACCTCGATTATCAGCGCATGATCCGCCTGCAAGACTTCAAGCGGTTCGCCGACTTTGAAAGCCCCGACAGTCTCGCAGGTTATCTCGAGAATGATATCCTCGTCGCCATGACCAAATACTCGGACAACCTCGAGCACCGACTTGATATGACCGAGGCATTCGGGGTGGGCGCACACGGGTATCACGACTACACCGCAATCTTGGCTTCGCCAACAGCGGGACGAGCGACCATAGCAACGCTTCTACGCAGTAACAAAATTCTCCGCACTAATTACGCGATCAACGCTGGCAGTGAAGAGGGTCTGTTCAAGAAGAGTTTTGATCACAACGTATTCATGTCACCCTTCAAAGAAGAATACCCTGCGCTTGCTAAAGCTGACGAGCTAATTGCGATGGCAAAAGCTGGTGCGTCTGCTCGCGAGATAGAAGAAAGCATTATGCAGTCTCTCGACGCTGCGCTGACGGGCACAGAAAACGCCCAGATAATGCGGAACAATTTTAAAAAGAGAGCAACAGCAATCGCCAACGCCTTAAACGACACGAAAGGTTTGACGGTTCTCACTTCGGCAGCCAACGTCAAACATGCCAACGGCTTTTACAACGCTGCTGTGCGCCGCCCAATCGAGGGGATGCACGGGCTTTATGCGATGGCTGATACAAGCAAGTGGCTGCGAGGGATCAACGCTGTCACCCTTCTGACTTACACCACGCTCACATCGATACCTGACCTTGTGCTCCCGCTCGTTCGCACAGGTGACGTGAAGGCGTACACAAAAGCGCTTACGAGTTACATGAGCCAGCGAGAAGGCGGCAAAGCGTACAGAGAGATGATCCGCAATATCGGAGCGGCTACCGAGAACGTGGTGCATCAACGGATGACGATGGCTCACGGGGTCGAGAGCACCCAGTTTATGAGTGGCTTCTTTAACTCGACATTGCTAACGCCTTGGACTGACGCGATGAGAGACATTGGCGCTGCGGTTAGCTACGAACACCTCAAGGCGCAATCGCGGATTGCTCGAGAGTACCCCAACTCACGAGCGGGCCGCATAGCTAAACGCATTCTGAAAGAGGAAGGGCTGGAAGACCTCTATCAAGAGGGCGACATCGATATGATCATGCAGACACGGGGCTCAGAGAGAGAAGACCCGAGAAGCAAAGCCATCTCGTCCTCAGTTATCAAGCTAACGAACAAGATGATCTTCACGCCCAATCCAAACGACATTGTGCTGTGGGGGCAGACACCGCTCGGGGCCATTGTGATGCAGCTAAAGTCCTTCCCGATTATGATGGGCCGCTTGATTGGCAACGCATTCGGTGAGGCGTTTGCTGGTGAGGGTGCAATCAATCGGACAGGGAACTTCGCCAAAGCGTTTGTCGGCGCCTCAGACAACCGCCTAGCGCCTCTCGCAGCCCTTCTAACGGCGGCACCCGCCTTCGGGGCAGGGGCAGTAGCAGTAAAGGACATCGTGCAGGGTAGAGGCGGAGAGGACAACAGGCAACACGCAGTTCGTGACCGCAGATTGAGCAAGCACTCAGGAATGTATCAAGGCTTTAAGGACAATGAGTTTCTTGATAAGTTCTTCGGGTGGGGTTTCGATGGCTTCGTCGCAGCGATTGGCTTTGGCTTCCTCGGCGACTTGATGTTCGAGATAGCATCGCAATCTGACAACGGTGCGTATGGACAGAACAGAGTGATGGAAGCGGTAGCTGGGCCCACCCTTGGACTTGCCCATGACGCCCTGACAGTAACCCAAGGGATCAACTCTTTGATTGAGGGTGACGAGGCAAACGGGATACGCCGCGCCGCCGTAAGAGAAACCACTGGTCGAGTAATGCCCTTCCTACCTAACTCTGCTCGAGAAAGCATAGTCGATAGGATTGCTGGGGTGAAGAACGCAGGGCAAGGCGGCAGCGGAAGTTATGGTGGGGGCTACGGCGGCGGCTACGGCGGCGGCTACGATTGATCCTCATCGGGCCAAGGCATGTCCCTGAGTGTAACAGTCACCCCCTCTTTCGCTCGAGCGTAAACGGAGCCAGCTTGGGAACTTCTAAGCTGGTTCCTTATTTGTCGTATCTTCTCTTGCTGCTTGGCGTCATCACTTTCTTTTGACATTCTTTGCCCCCTCGATCCTGACTGCCTCCCAACCCACGGCAGCGTAGCCGCAGATATCCACGTACGTGTCGAACTTCGTGGGTGACGTAACCATCCTCGACAGCTTGACCGCCATCATAATCATCGTGACATGCTCTGGCCCCAGCTTCGCACCTTCGGCGAGTTGAGGTTTGAGCAATTCGTTGAGCATGTTTGCAATCGACATGAAATTCTCGTGGGGTTCGCCGTACTCGTTATTGCGATCCTTGTTGATTATGAGCGAGGCTTCTTGCAGCGGCATGTCTCGTGACTTAACCATTCTTTCGCTCCCTCAGTATCTCGCACTCGAGTATGACTTGCTTGCACTTGAGTTCGATTAGCCTGTCTCGCTCGTGACGCAGCTTGGTCTCGGCCCTATGAACGTCATCCGTACTGGGTTCTTCCATCCCGTCGAGCCGCTCGTTAATGCTTTCGATGTCAGCTTCCTTGCGTACCACGCGCTGCCGCACATCGGATAGTTGGTCATAGATATCCATGTTACACCTTTGGTTCTGGCGCGAATTGCTCGAACTTATCGCACGGCTCTCTCGCTTCTTTGCCAGATAATTTACAGTTCCATCCGCCGTTCTCGTTCGCAAAGCTATGCGAACAAAAGTTACAAGCGGGTTTGAGTTTGGTTGGGCTCCAACAGCTATCGACCTTGAAGCAAAACTTGCATCGCCAATCCTCGGGCTTGTCAGATACGCGAGTAGCTTGCCCGTCGAGCGCAGCTTGTATCTTGACGTACATTCCATCCCATTCTTCCTGATCGAACGCGACCAGTTCCGCATGGTACTTGCTCGTGTTCTTACAATAGGAGATGAAGAACGCTCGCTCGATCTGGAACATAGCCATCATCATAATCATCTGACGATAGTATTTCCGATGGCTCGCCTTGACGCCAACTGACACAAACTTCTTAAAGTTCGCATCGTTCATCGATTTGATCTCGAGAATGGCTGGGCCATCCCCGTCCTCAAAATCAATCAGCCCGTCAGCGTGACACACGACATGACCATTAAGCCACTCGCGCCTATGCTGTCGGCCCGTGAAGTCATCCTTCTCCCACACGCGCACGTCAGCTTTCTTAATCAGGTCTTTAACCACCCAATCCTCAATGCGGTGCCCCGCAAAAAATATGCGCTTGAGCGTGGGGTCAGGTTCGCGATCAGGAAAGCCACGCAATGACAGGGCCATCTGCGCGATGCAGTCTGTCCCTGCCATGCTTGCCCCAATGTACTGTCGGGCTTCTCCCCGATCTTCTCCCGCGTACCCCGCGTCTATTTGCTCGACTATTTTTTTTGCTATTGGCGAAACAGGGTGCATGGTCGTCTCCTAAAACGGAATTTCATCGTCTCCGATGTCACCCGCTTTTTCGCTCTTGGTGTCCTCGGATACAGTGAAATGATACTTCACTTTGGTTGATGTCTTGCCGTTATAAACTTCGTCCTTTGCGACGATGCCCACCTTTTTACCCACAAAGTACGAGGGGTGCGGCGTCTTCTTTGCGTCATGCCCAAGGCACGTCAGCAAGCTAACGATCTGCTCGAGACCAATGCGTGTCGCGGCCTCGCTGCCATCGTGGTATTTGTATATCCACTGGCGGATCACGCCATCATCGTTCTCGTAGCCGAGCACAAGCTGGATGGTTTTTTTCTTTTCATCCTTCTCGACCTCTGCGCTGGCGATATTAACAACGTGACGACCCGCACCCAAGATGCTTTGACCGCCTCGCACTTCGACGCCTGATAAATCTTCGCCTTCAAATCCCATTTCACTGAATGACATTACTTCGATACTCCTTGCTGGTGTTTTTTGAATTGCGCTTCGGTCATGTAGATGCGGCGCAATAGTTCGGTTACATCGTCACACTCCTCGAATGCGGCGAGGCGTCTATGCGGGTCACGGGTCTTGCCGTGCCATCCGTTGATCTGGTCTGTGACGAGGTAACGCTTCACATCCAGCTTTCCTTTCGCCTCGCTCGTCTTGCGTACGAGGCAGAACACATGGTCGTACAAAGCTGGTATTAGCTTCTGCACTTTCTTTTGCACGAGCATGGGCCAGTAGTTTGTGACGCCATTGTCGTCGTTCTCTTCGCTTGCGAGTGCAGTGATCAGTACGTGCATATCCAAGTCACGCACCCACTTGAGCGCAGCAGTAATCTTGCGCTCGTACACGCCCCACTTTTCAAAGCCGTTCGCGTTATTGGCGAACTCTATCTCGACATCAGCAAAGCAGCGCTGGCTTAATTCTGTGGCGCTATCAATGGCGATCCACTTATATTCCTGCTTGGCAAACTCAGGCGACATGACGTACGCACATAAATCCTTGAACGAATACTCGCCTTCTTTTGTAGGGCGGTCGAACGAACTGAACGGCAGATAGTCAATCTCCATATCGCTGATGCTCGACAGGCCACTCTCTCCCGAGAGCACGAGACCTTTACCAAACGCCTTGTGGTATTGCCCGATCATCGCGGTCTTACCTGCGCCGTGATGCCCATATAGCAGTGTCTTGGATGCGCCCGAAACCGAGCCATCGTTCGTTTTTAGTGGGGTGATTTTCATTTACTAACCTTGATTGTTGGGAGCCCAAGTTTGATTGTGAGGGCGGGTGAGAGTTGCTGTCTTGTTTGCTCGTCGGCCTTGTCGAACTTGGCTTTCGAGACGGTGTATCCTGCGGTTACGCAGTCGGGCAGGTTGTCATTTAGTAATAGATCGGACAAAACTTTTTTGTCCCACTCGTATTTCTCGCCGAGCTTAACCGTAACGCTGCCGCCACCATCCAAATGTATGGGGTATTCGCCGACCTCTTCTGGCAGATCAGCCAAGAGTTGGGCTTTTAAATAGTCCAAACGCATCTTAGTTTCTTCTTGCTGTTCAAGGCATTTGACGTACGCCATCGCCGTTTCTAAAAGGCGGTCGGCTTGTGGGTGCTCGGGGGCGAGAGTTAATAGTTGGTCGCCGAATATGATGTCTTTATCCATCTGAACTCCTGATTAGTGACGATCTGTTAGCACAACGGGGGTTGTGGTAAAGTTGTCTATACGCTACACAAACGGCACAAGCAAGAGGAAAAATAAAAAATGAAGTTCGACATAGACAAGATGGTCGCTGATCTTGGCGGCGCATCCAACATCGCAAAGGGCATCGGCGCTAATCGTTGCGTCCCGTATGGCTGGATGCGGCGAGCGTCAGTGTCGTCTCTTTACTTGTCACAAATCAAAGAGGTTTGGCCCGCGCTAGACCTCAATCAATATTTCATCGGAGACGAAACAAATGACAGCACTCGACGCAGCACTCGAATATCTGGACAAGGGGTGGGCACCTCTGCCCATCAACCCGCAGAGTAAGTCACCCCTTATTACTTGGGGCCATTACGTTGACAGCATGACCATGCCCACGGTTGAGGAGATCGAGGGCTGGTGGGCCGAATGGCCTGACGCACAAGTGGCAATCATCACTGGCCCGTTGAGTGGTCTGGTGGTGGTTGACTGCGACACAGACGATGAAGGCAATCTCCCCTCGGTTGATGCAGCCAAGGCGGCGGGACTGACCCGCACTCCTATCGTGGCCCGTACAAAAAATGGGTTCCACTATTACTTTAAGTTCCCCCAAGATGCGGGGTGGATCAAGAACCGTGTCGGCAAAAACGTCACGCGATCTCACGAGTGGCCTGCGGTAGCTGGGTTCGATCTGCGAGGCTCGAAGGGCTACGTCCTAGCTCCCCCATCCCCAGGCAAGTCATGGGCGATTATGGATGGATGTGACTTCGATGACATGCCTGTCTACCCCATGCCAACTTTTGACACCCCCACCGCTGACAACGTGATCTCCTTTAACGAGATGAAGTTCGAGGGCATGAGCCTTACTAACGTCAAGCGGCACGTCTCGGTCTGGGCCTCGACTGCTGAACTGGTCGAGCAAGTTGGCAAGCTACCCAGCGGTGGCGGCAACGCCCGAGACGATAGGTTGTGGAAGGCCATCGCGGAACGCGCAGCCGAGGGCTATCGAGGCGGTGATTTGGTTGACGAGGCATACAAATTTATGGCTGAGTTCTTTGTCGATTACATTGACGCAGCCAAGGTTGCTCAGATGTGCAACAGGGTCGAGGACATGGAAGCCAAGAACCATCCTGATCGGTTAAAGGAAGAGGAGCCCGAGGAAGCTGACGAGCCGCGCAAGTTCACCCCGATTACGACAAAGGATATACCCGAG